CAGGAATGATGTTGCTTTATCTTTGGCAGCTTCCTCAGTCTGTTATCGGCCTTTTCTTTTCTGTTGTGATCCGTTGCGAGAAAAGAGACGGACTCTATATCTTTGATTCTGACTACATAGCAAGTTTCAGCCTCGGTGAGTTTATCTTTATCAACCGCAAGAACGAGAACAACGGGAACATCATAGAGCACGAAAAAGGACACTCCCGGCAGTCGCTATATCTTGGGTGGCTTTATATTATCGTTATCGGCCTTCCGTCACTTTTTGGAAACATCATGTTGAGATTCAAGCGGAGAAAATGGCCGGTGATGAAGTGTCGTATGTGGTATTACTCTCTCCCGTGGGAGTCATGGGCTGACAGGCTCGGCGGTGTGAAACGGCATTATTTTTAATTCGTACACTTAAATTTTTGCAGGGGGTAAAGAATGAAATTGTGTAAAGAAAACGGTTTTGATTTTAACGCCAGGATTAGATTGGATGATGAATCAATAAAGGCTTTATATCCTGAATTTCTTCTAAATGCGGATTATCAAAAACTATCGCCGACATACTTGAAATGGAAAAAGGAAAATGAAGAAACTGGAATAACACAAAATGATTTTAGGGAAAAGTATGGGCTGAACAAAAATAGCTATAATTTTCATGCAATCTGCAAGAGAGAAGCAGATTCGCTTTGTGAAAAACAATATGAGGAATTACAAAGAAGGTTTGACGCTTTTGTGAAAGGGCATAAAAACGAAATCTACAAGGCACAAATTGAAGCAATTAAAGCAAGTGAAAAGGCAAATAAAAAGGCTGAAGAGGAATGGGAAAAAGAAAAGGAACTGAAAAGAAAAAACGCACGCCTTGAGTATGAGTGGGGTTTAATACAGTATCGCAACGGAAGCGATATAGCATTATCAACACTGAAAGAGAATAATAATTTGGATTTAATCAATCAGCTTTTATCTCTCGGTTACAGCGTAAAATGTGCAAGCGCAAGCATGGTATTCTTGACATGGGAGCATGAAGAAAATCCGTCTATTGCCGAACTTGAAAAGATATTCCCTTTTAAATACGAAGAGCCGATAAAAAGAAGACTGTTTCCAACACGTGTTATGGCAGAGCGTGTCTGCGGAGTCATGATTGATTCTGATTATCATTTGTTAGGGTATGAATATCCGAAGGATAAAAGAATCTATTTTTGACAAGTTTTCCCTTATGGTGTATATTTTTGTATACACTTGAAGGGAAGAACCCATGAATATCACTGAAAGAATCAGCCAGAAAATAAAGAAGCTGTGGAGTGCGCCGCCTTCTTTGGCAAGCTCTGAACTGCTTGCATTGTTTCATACATCGCCTCGTCTCGATAGCGTTCGTATCATCGCAAATAAATGCGCCACAAATGAGCTCTATCTTTACAATAAAGACGACTTCAGGAAAAACAAGAATAACGCTGAGATTGTCGGAAAACACGAAATCTACAACTTATTAGAAAATCCTTGTCCGACATTCCGAGAGCTTACAGGCTGGAATGTCAGATATTTTGTTTTCGCCTGCTATGCTTTAGTCGGCGAGGCTTATCTGCTCAAAATCCGTGGCCCAAACGGAAAAGTAATAGCATTGTCTCCGCTCGCTCCGTCATGGGTAGTTCAGACACCGACCGCCTTTAACCATTATTGGGAAATCTACCCTTATGGCACTGTTGCGGGCAACTCTATCATCGTGCCGACCGAGGATGTAATTTGTTTCAAAGACATTGACCTTAACGACCCTTATGGCCGTGGCCGTGGCGCTGCTGAGACCATCGGGGACGAAATCCAGTCTGACGAATACGCAAGCAAATACGCAAAGAATCTTTTCTTTAACGACGCTACACCATCCGCAATAATTTACGCTCCGCAGGGAGACAAAGATACCGCCGACATGATTAAACAATCATGGATGCAGAAAATGGCGGGCGTGTTCCATGCTAAAGAGCCTATGGTGCTTACAGGCGAGGGAAGCAAGTTCGAGAAGATTTCACAAAGCCCTCAGGAATTGGACTTTGTAGAATCAAGGAGATTTCTCAGGGATTCCGCAAATCAGCAGTTTCATATCCCACCGGAAATCATGGGTATTCTCGAAAACTCAAACAGAAGCACGATTGATTCTGCTTTCTATCTGCTGAATAAAAATGTTCTTTCGGACTATCTCAAAATGTTTGAGCGTGTTATCAACGCCCAATTACTATGGGAAGATTTTGACAAAGAGCAGAGATTTATTTTAGTCCATGAAAACATCGTACCTGAGGACATCGAGCAGAAGCTGAAGATTGCGAACGAAGGTCTTTCAAGGGGAGTTATTACCCGAAACGAATGGCGTGTCGCTATGGGATATGAGCCGGACGAAAAGAATGGCGATGTCTACCTTATGGGATTCTCAACTATCGAGCAGCCGCAGAACCATGAGACTGTGGAGCTTCCCGAAGAAGAGCCGGAGAAGCCAACAGAAAATGAAGAGGTGACACTCCCAGAAGAAAGCCCCGAAAACAAGCCGGAAAATAAAAGCCACAATGAACTTTCAGAAGAGGAGTTCACAAAACTTTGTGACGAATACGTCAAGAAATACAAAATCTTGAAATCTGACGCAGACAAAGAACGTCGTGCAAAAATCTGGAAAGCGTTCGATGTCCGTGCCAGAAGCATTGAGAACCCTTTCATTAAGTCGTTCTCTAAGGCATGGGAATATCAGAAAAAAGCCTGCCTTAAAACGATAAAAACCGCCGTTGAGGACGGGAAGGACGCAGGAACGGCAATCGAGAACCTTTACAATAAGGAGATGGACGAGGGATTGAAGCACGCAATGGCCCCGGCATTCCTTATTGGACTTGAAGAGGGCGCAAAGCACGGGACGGAGCTTTTAGGCAAGAAAGATTATAAGGCAATCTCTGAGACAGTCAGAAGAATGTTTAATCTTTGGATTGATTCAAAAGGCCTTAATATGTGCCATGATATAAACAAGACCACAAAGGCAAAGCTGAGAAAAGCACTCAGCGAGGCAATATGGGAAGGCGACTCGGTCGAGAACAAAGTCAAAGCCTTAACGGAAGCCTGTGAAGAAATGTTCGACAATGACAAGACTTGGCGGGCTGAGCTTATCGCTAGGACTGAATCTTGCTCAACGATAAATTATGGGGCGACGGCCCTATATCAGTCTGAGGGCGTGGAGCAGAAAGAATGGATTGCAACCCTAGATGATAGAACTAGAGACAGTCACCTTGCTATGGATGGCGTGGTGATTCCGATTACTGACAAATTCGAGGTTCCGGCAACTTCCCAAACCGAGGGCGGTTTCTTGGAATATCCGGGCGATCCGTCAGCAGATGTAAGCGAAATTTGTAACTGCCGTTGTACTGTCGGGGCGTTCGTTATACTTTAACCAATTAAGGAGAGAAAATAAAATGAAAACAATGCTTGATAAATGTGCGGTTGCGGGTGATATTACCCAGGCAATCGACCGAAGGGGCGCATGGACTTGCGCTATCGTTATTGCGGGCGGTACTGAATTAACCGCTGTCAAGTTGCAGTCATGCGACACGGCAGACGGCTCTTTTTCCGACTTTAAGACTTTGATTCCGGCAAGCGAGGCGGAGCCGGACCAGTACAAGGGATTTGTTATCGACCTTGACGGGGCAAAGAAATTCATCAAAGTAACAGGCGCAACTATGGCGACTTGTGTTCTTGGTGATTGTAATGTCGATGTTAAGCAGGTTGCAATCAAGGCGGGCGAGATTCCGAGCGGTGCAGACCTTGAGAACAACAAGACTGCGACAATCGATGTATCAACCTACACCGAGCCTGTAGAGATTGAGCCTACAGAGGGCAAAGACGGAATGAAGAAAGCAACTGTCACTTTGAGTAACATTCCAAGTGGTGGAAGTGCAACTGCTTATGCTTGGAGAGAGAAAACTACAAATGCAATTATATATACCAACTTTTCTACTGCACCTGCTAGGATTACCAAAAGCGATTTGAACTATAAGATTTTATATGATTATAAAAATGGACTTGTTTATAAGACACTTGCTGATTGGGGGGGTATTGGACATGGACATGGTTATTTCTGTTTAGACAATGATTGGGGCATAGAAGATTCTGATTCTTTTGAAACAGAATCAGAATATGAGAGATATACTGCAGGTGACATTTCTTCATTTTGGTAATCAAGCAAGATAGGAGACAAAAACATGAAACTTGAAAATCATCAGTATGAAATAAATTAACTCATTCTGAAAAGACTTCCTAAACAAAAGGAGATTAAAAATATGAAACTTGAAAAAGGCGTAATGAGAAGAAAAGAGCTTCCAGTTGAAACATTGGATTTAGGCGAAAGACGGGTACAGTTCACAATTTCCCGTGAGGTCGTAGATAGGGACGGGGACATTCTCCGTGCAAGCGGTGTTGATTTGACCAATTACTACAAGAATATGGTCTTCCTCTCTTTCCACAATACCCGTGATTTTCCTCTCGGAAAGACAGAAAAAGTATGGGTAGAAGGCGACAGAGTCAAGGCTATCGTATACTTCCCGACGATTGAAGAACTTTCTACTAATCCAGAGCAGGCAAGCGAGAAGGCTAAATTGGTAGACTTTACCTACCACTGTTACAAGACGGGTATGCTCAATGCCGTATCGGTAGGCTTTATCCCGCTTGAATGGACTGAGACAAAAGACGGGTACGACATCACTAAATGGGAACTTCTTGAGTTCTCAGCCGTTGCCGTTCCTGCCAATCAAGATGCTATCGCAGAGGCCGTTAAGTCATTCGGCCTTGATGAATCAGTTGTAAAGGATTTTTTGACAACTGAGAAAAGCGGAAAGCGAATCAGCGCAGCAACAAAAGAAATTCTTTGCAAAATCAAGGCCTGCGGTGACGAAATCGAGAAGTGCCGTGGAACTCTGAAAGGAATCGTTAAGACAATGAACGAACTTCTTGCAGAACTTGACGATGCCGAAGAAGAATTGACAGGTGAGGACCCGGAAAAGCCGGAGGAAGAGACCGAGGAAAAACCAGGAGAAGATAACGACAAATCTTTTGACCTTGCCGGCCTTAAAGATGAAGTTGACATCGGAGAGATAAAAGGGTAAGTTGAAGGGGAAGAAATTTCCACTTCTTTACGCTCCTTGCACCGTAGAAATACGGTGCTTTTTTTTTGCCCTGCTCGTTATATTTTGCAAATTTGACATAATTCTTTTTTATGTTATACTTCAATATGTCTACTTTTGTAGACAGTATTTCTACCGTATGAATTAAGAAAGAATCTTGATTATCTGGTACGAAAACGACATTAAAAATCATCTCAAACATCGCAAAAGCATTGCAAGTTAGACATTGGAGAGTGTTTATCATGGAAATGAACGAGCTTAAACAGATGATTGACGAGCGTTCTCAGAAACAGATTGAGGCCGCTAAAGAGTCAATCAAAAAAGAGTTGGGTGCTGTACCTCAGGCACAGATTGATGAGGCTGTATCAAAGGCAGTTGCCGAAATCACAGAAAAAGCAAGGAAAGACGAAGCAGAGAATGTCAAATATCTCGAGGCTTTCAAAGAGGCTGTTTCTGGCGGTGACTCAATCAAAGTAAAAGAGACACCTGTAACAATCGTAAATCAGATGATTGCCTCAGCCGCTTCTGCTATGGGCAAGAAAGACGCTCATAACATCATGCAGGTTGATCCAAAAGCAATCGTTGAACAGGCAAAGAAAGACTTCCCATATTCAAAGGGCTTGCACAAGGTTCTGGAGCAGAAAGCTCTTAACGCCGGCACACCTTCTGAGGGTGGTTTCACTGTGCCTCTCGCTTTCAGTGGTGAATACATTGAGGCACTTGTTGCAAACACACTAATCGACAAACTTAACATCCGCCGTGTTCCGCTTGTAAACGGAAATCTTTCAATCCCACGCATGGACGCTTCTTCAAGCGCATCTTGGATTGGCGAGGCTAAACCTGCCTCAAAGACTCAGCCAACATTCGGCGAAGTCAATATGCGTGCAAAGAAGCTCTCTGCACTTATCCCGGTTTCAAACACTCTGCTCCGCACGAGCGGCGTAAACCTTGAAGGATGGATTGCAGATGACCTTATCCGCAATACTCGTGTTGAGCTTGACAAAGCACTTCTCAACGGCAGCGGCACACAGTATGCGCCTCTCGGACTTGCTAACAACGGAAACATTCAGAAAGCAGGCGGAAGCACAACAGCCCTTGCACTGACTACACCTAACGACATGGTTGCACTTTTGCAGCAGGCAAACGTACGCCTTGAGAACGTTCACTGGCTCTTAAACCCAATCGGTGAAAGCTGGCTCAGAAACAAGGCCTTTGCTTCTGGACCGTTCGCATGGTCTGATGAAATGTCACGAACTGGAAAACTCCGGGGATACGAATTCCACTCATCATCAACAGTCGCTTACACAAAAGAGACTGCCCCGGCTAAAGATTATGCTGACTTCTGGCTCGGAGACTTCGCTGAAATGATGTTCGGAATCGCAAAAGACATCACAATCGAGATGTCTCGTGACGGCTCATACACAGCAGACGGACAGTCTATTTCTGCATTCGAGAACGACCTTACACTCGTTCGACTTATCACAGAATGTGACTTTGCTTGCCGACAGCCAAAAGCATTCGTACACGGAACTTTTGCAGAGGCATAAGACAAAGGGGCTGAAAAGGCCCCGGAAATTGGGAGCGGGTTAAAGGCCCGCTTTCTTAATAACTAAACAATCGGAGAAAAAAGAATATGACACGCTCTAAACTTTTGGAACAGATTAAAGTCGTAGCAGACGGAACAAGTGCATTCGCTAAAGGTTCTGCTGAGAGCATGGTTATTGTAACAACCGGCTCAAACAAAAAGGTTCAGACTTGCGACACGTCCGACGGAACTTATGTCGATTATGTCACAGGCCTTGCCGCTGGTGTTCATAACATCGACATTGCAGGCGCAAAGAAATACCTCAAATCAGACGCTACAACCGCAGTTTGTATTTTGGGTGATTTCGGTACTGACCCGGTCGTTAATTCGTAGGAGCAAAAGAAAATTGACACTGTGCAGCTTAACCGATGTAAAGACATTGCTTAACATCTCGGAAACAGATGAGTCTCAAGACGCTAAATTAATGCTTTTGATTAAGAAAGCATCCGCAGAGATTGAGTCTTTTCTTGGGTATTCTTTGGCAATGGCTGACTATACAGAGGAACTGCACGCCGTTAATTGCCGACAGCTTCTGCAACTCAATCATTTCCCGCTTCGTTCCGTTGCATCGGTAACGGCCAACGGAGCGGAAATTGATGATTATAAAGTAATTCCAGAGTATGCAAGATGGGGGCGCCTTTACCGTGGAAACGGATGGAGCGGTGCTGTCTATACAAGGGGATTTACTCACGATGTAGTTTCCGGGGCTTGGGAAATTAAGACAAGTTATACGGCTGGTTATTATCTTCCGGGTGATGAAAACTATGTCGAGTGCGCTTCTGATTCGCTGCCTTATGACATCGTTTCTGTCTGCATGGATTTAGTTGTCCTTCGATACAATTATGACCAAATGGGAGCAATCGGAATTAAGTCACACCATGAGGGAAATATCTCAGATACATTCGGGGATTCTGCCTCAGAAATCGGACTGACTGAGAGCGCAAAGAAAACGCTTTCTAAATATGTTTTCTATGGAGTGGCTTGATGGTTCGTTACAACAACGCAACGATTGCGATTCTTGCCGAAGTGACTACCTGCAACGATGAGGGCGATATTATTGCCGGATTTGAGCAGATAGAGACATTGAGCGGGGATGTGCAGCCGCACTCACTTACAGAGGATGAAATTAAAGCGTTTGGAATAGACTATAAGAAAGGCGGTACAAAACTTTTCTTGTATAACGGATTTCACCCTAACATTAAGGCGGGAAACCGTGCGAGCGTGATTTCGCAATTCACGGGGGGGCTGACTGAGATTTATTCAATCATGCCGATAAACGCATGGAGCAGGCACGGGGAGTGTCTTTTGATTCCTGTTGAGAATGAAGCCCCGGAAGAAGAGGAAACCGAAAATGACGAAGAAGGACATTCAGGCGCAGATTCGGGAGATTAACGCTGACCTGCAGAAACGCTTACAGAATGTAAGCAGTTCAGAGGTCAAATTTTGCGCAACAGTAGCGGCCGAAGTAGAGCGCAAGGCAAAAACCTTAATGCGTGATACAAAGGTTGATTATAATAAGGCCTATAAGAAAGGCAAGAATAAAGACATCGTGCATTATGCTTCGGTGGAAGGCGAACCGCCTGCCGTTGATACAGGTACTTTAAGAATGAGTATCACGCACGAAGTCAGGGAAGAAGGAAACGGCAAGGCTGTGGGTGTTGTGGGTTCAATTCTTAACAACCCGCCTTATGGCCGTTATTTAGAGTACGGAACATCACGGATGAAGCCTAGGCCTTGGCTGAGCCGGGCGCTTAATGAATCTATTGAGTTTATTAAGCAGGCACAGAAAAAAATATTGGGCAAAGCGATAGAGGGAAAGTGAGATGTTGAACCTTAAAAAATATTACAAAACTTTGCTCACTTCCAGCACTGAGCTTGAAACTAAGTTAGGAAAAAGCGGGAAGATTCTTTCTGCATATCCGAACGAGGTTAAAAACTTCCCGCTGATTGTGTACGAGGACACAAATCAGAATGACATAGAATTCAGTGACAATCTGCCGGAGGCAACTAGGGCAGTGGTGAGAATACACATTTTCACAAAGACGCTGACAAATTACCCGACTACGACGGAAATCGGGGAAATAGTTCACAACATTTTCCGGGGCGATTATTGGGCTTGCACCTTGAACCAGGAAACAGACGATGTTGAGGACAGCATTAAACATAGAGTTATGGATTTTACAAGAGAGTTTTATGGCTCTCTTTGAAAGATAAAATCAAAATCGGAGGAATGAGAATATGAGTTCAGCTTCAAACCCTAAAATCGGCTTGGATAACGTAGTTATCGCACGGCTGACAAGTGACTCAGAGAACGGAGTCACATACGATACACCGATTCCAATCAAAGGAGCGGTACAGGCAAGCGTAAACCCTAATTCAGATGTAGCAGTTGATTATGCAGATAACGGAGCTTTCTTCGTTGCTAACAACCGTGGAAACACTGAGATTTCGCTTGAATTCACAAACATTGCGCCGGATGTTCTTGCACTTATGCTCGGACAGGCCCGTGCTAACGGCGTAACAGTCGAGACTCCACAGGATCAGTCGCCATACTTCGCTATGGGCTTCCGTGTATGGATCGGTGGCACAGACGACAACGGCAACAAAATCTATCAGAATTTCTGGTTTGCCAAAGGTAAATTCTCTGTCCCTGAGACAGGCGGAACGACAAAGAAAGAGAGCATGGACTTCCAGCATATTTCTCTTTCCGCTCAGTTCGTTTCTACTCTGTACTCACCGAACGGAGACGGCGTAGGCGTTATCTGTACACATTGTCGAACAGACATTGACACAGCAGCAAGCGTCATCTCTAACTGGTTCAACGCTCCTGTTATTGCGACATCAATCGCAAGCAACACAATCTCAGTTGCAAGCGCCGCAGTAGCAGCAGGCGTTCTCACAATCACATTGAGCGCAACTTCTGCAACAACTATCGCAGACGCTACAATCAACGCAAACAACATCACAGTGCTTGACTCTGAGGGCGCTGTCGTTCCGGGTACATTCAGTAACGGAACTAAGAACAGCACAAGCCCGTCTGTTAAGTATACGCTTGAAGACCCGACCGACACAGTTGCGACTGTCGTTATCGGCGCAGGCCTCAAAGATGTTGCTAACATCAGCGTTGCTCCGAAAGTGGTTACAATCGAGTAATCGATGTAATAAATCTTCGCTCTTGGGTGGCAGAAATGCCGCCCTTTTTTTTTCGTAAATTTGCAAAAATCTCTATAGTGGTGTATATTTTTGTATACACTATACATTAAGGAGTGAAGAATTATGTCAGAAGAACTTGAAAAAATCATGCCGAGTGATTTTAAAATCAATCTGTTAGGAAAAGAGCGACAGATTAAATTCGGAAACCTTGCGCTTGCAAAAATCGAGAAGAAATACGGCTCTATCGAAGCCTTCGACAAGGTGCAGGAAGATTTGGAAAAGAAACCGATGGAAACTATTCCGTGGTTGCTTTCTATCTGCCTCCGTGATAAAGAAGGTCTCACAGATGATTATGAGTCGATTCTTGCCGCCCTTGACGATTCAAATGTCACGCTTGCCGAAGCCGTAAACACTGTAATGGGTGCTATCACAAGCTCATTGTCAATTTTCAGCGGGCAGAAAAAAAAAGAAGCCCCGGAACTTCCGATGTAGGAATTCCGTGGACCTACCTTCTGACAGAAACAATCTGCTCATTGGGTAAGTCTGAGGAGTGGTTCTGGGATTCAGAATTGAGGATTGTCTGGTATCTTCTTGAAGAAAAAAAGAAAATCGACAAGATAAGAATGAAGAACCAGGCAATCTATATCGCCTCTTATGTATGGGGCAATGACATAGATGATGAAGAAGAGAGCGAAGAGGAAGGAATAGCGGGGATTGATTACCCGGTTGACGAAAGTATGTTGAGAGGTTTTTATGGCTGATTATTCAATTAGTGCAGAGATTACAGGCGATTCAAGTGGACTGGATAAAGCTGTAAAAGACGCACAAAAATCAATAAAAAATTTTTCAACCGATTTAAAGTCAGTTACAGGGCTTCTTGGAAATCTTTTTGTAGTTTCCAAAATGAAGAATTTTGCGAAAGAAGCAATTGGTAGCGTTCAAGAAACTAACAAGCAGCTTAAACTTCTTGACGCAACATTAAAGACGACTGGGGCGGATGCATGGACTAATCAGAATAAACTGCTGGGAATGGCCCAGGAATTTGAAAAAAGCTCTAATTACTCTAAAGAACAAATAATGGAGATGCAGACAGTTCTTTTGGGCTTCAAATCCGTTACGAACGATGTTTTTGAGTCTGCGTCACAAGAAATAATCAACATGGCCACGGTCATGGGAATGGATTTGAAGTCTGCTGTCCAGACCGTTGGAAAAGCCCTCGATGACCCAATCGCCGGATTAGGCTCACTGTCTAGGCAAGGATTTGTTTTTGACGAATCACAAAAACAACTTTTGAAGACAATGGTTGCTGTCGGCGACAAGGCATCGGCACAAAAAATTATTCTTGAAGAGCTTGCTACAACATACGGAGGTGCAGCAGAGGCAAGCGTTGATTCATTCAGAGGGCTTGAATTAAGTCTAGGTGATTTAAAATCAGCGATAGGTGAAGTGCTTATCCCGATGGCATCAGGACTTGCTGACAAAGTTACGGCACTTGTCAATGTTTTTAACAGTTTCTCACAAGGAACTAAAACCGCAATCGTAACAGTTACGGGGCTTGTGGCTGTCCTTCCTCTCGTGGTCAAAGGATTAGGGGCTGTTAAAGGTGCGGTTTTGGCATTAAAAGCCGCAAATCCTGTACTACTTGGAGTCAGCGCAGCCGTTGCAGGAATACTTCTTGCTGTTGGGAAGGTTACCTCAGTAATTACCTCTACGCAGTATACAGCTACAGAACTAAACGCCAAAACAGAAAAACTTTTAGGAACTTATTCAAAAGGTAACGAAAGCAAAAAACTTGATGCAAAGACTACTCAGGAACTTATAAAACTTTACCCTGAACTAAGTGGTAAAGTAGAAGCATATACTACAACTGTTAAAGAAGCTGCTGAAATGCAGAAAAAACTCAATGACGAGAAAATTGTCACAGAGGCACAGGCTAAAATCTCTGAGATAGATACGCTCGCAAATAAATATCAGTGGTGGAAATCTCAAGTTGAGGATGTTGAAAAAAGCATAACAGAATTACAGAACGCAATCAAACAATCGCCAAAGAGCGGACTTAATGTTGATAGACAAAGGCAAATAGAAGCATACAAGAACAGATTGTTAGATTTGCAAGTTGAAATGGAAACAGCCAAAAATAAGGTTGATGAAAAAGTTTCCGAGATAAACAAATCTCTTGCAACTGTCGGCAAAACCTTGCAAGGACGAAGTATAGTTAATTTGCCCGAAATTAAGGAACAGATTGATTCAGATTTATCTAATGTCGCCGATTCCGCAAAAAAAAGCTGGCGACAATTGCTTGCAGATGTTCTTTCCGTTGATATAAAACTGTTCAACACGGGTAAAGAAGCGAGCCGGTTATACATTAAGGGAATTGAATCTGAATTTAGCCTTAACAAGGATATTGCAAAGGCATTAGGAGATTTGTTCAATCCGAAAGATGAGCTGGAGAAGCAGGCAAAAGACATAAAGGAAAAAATTGGAAAAATTCTTTCAGAAAAAAATGTTGATATTCCTTTCTCTTTGGCGGAGCTGACGAAACAAGGGACTGTGTTGGGAGACCTTGCGACAAAATATAAAAGCCTCACAGCGACAATTAAATCTCTTAATATTGATGAAGAGATTAAAGACCTGCAAAAACAAGTCGCCAATCTTGGTAAAAGTGAGATTGAAGTTTATAAGGCTAAACTGAAGACTAATGGAGCAACTGACGAGCAGATTAAGAAAGCCGTTGAACTGAAAGAAAAACTTATCAATGCGAACAAGTCTATATCTCAATCATTTTCAGACCTTAAAGATGAAATAAAGAAAGATGCAGAGGACTGGAGTGATGTTGTTAAGACCGCATACAGCTCAATTACCGGAGCAGGAAATGAAATGTTCGTCATATTGGGCGAGAATCTTGCTGGGGCGGGGCATGGATATGAGGACTTTGCATCGGTGGCATTAAATGCCCTTTCCGATGTGCTTAAATCATTGGCCGCTCAACTTTCCGCATTGGCAGCAACTAAAGCATTGGCGTATTCTTATGGTGAAGCGGCAGTTGCGGCTGCGGGAGCGGCGGCGGCACTTGTTGCGGCGGGAGCCGCTTCTGCTGCGTCAGATAATCTCAAAAAAACAAAATCGGAAGTTTCGGCTGTTGGGGAAGCGGCGGCAAGTGCAGGGAAAGACCTCAAATATTTTCAAGACAGGCTTGCGGAGATTCAATCGGGAAATTACACATCTTCTAAGGGGCTTATGACTGAATACAAGAGTATAGTTTCCGATGTTAAAGATGCTGCCGCCCTGGTGAATAAGGTTTACGCTGATTATAAAGAAGCCTTAGAAATGAAAGAAGGCCTTGGTAAAAAAATTGCACTCACGGTCATTGGTGGAGAACTTGACAAGGCACAGACCGCTTATAAGGGCTTGGTTAAGGAAATGAATACATTTTTCCAAACCTCTCTCGCAAATATCAAGGAAGAGGTTTCGGCTAACCAAGAATTAAAAGAAAGTTATGAGGATATTTATTCTTATGTCAATGATTATCAGAAATTAAGAAAATTCTGGAATAGTATCGGTCCTGATAGTCAAAAGATGTATGAATGGCAGTATGTGTCAGGATTCGATTTCAATGGCATTTATGCGCACTTAATTGATGCACAGAACAAATATCTGATTCTTCTGAATGAGCAGAAAGTCAATATACAAAAGACGCTTAATGATGTTCTTGACTCACTCTCATCTACAGGTGCTTCTATTGGTGAGACCTTGATAAGCTCGATTGTGGACGGTGGCAACAAAACAGATTTCCTTTCATCAATGAAAAAGTATATCCGAGAAAATCTTCTGAAAATAGCTGTCTATACTGAAACATTCCAGACTAAACTTGCAGAGGTCGGTACAAAATTAAGCGCAGCACTTTTAAGTCCAACTACGACCGACATTGCTACTGTAAGAAAAGAATTAGAAGGGCTTTATGATGACGCAACAGAAAACGCAAAATCTGTAGAAAATATTATTTCAGAAGTATTCAAAGATATTACTGACGACTCAGAGGAAGCAACAGAGGAGATAGAGTCAAATCTTACACGGCTTGAAGAAGCTATAAAGAGTTTCAAAGACACTGTATCGGATTTGGGGGCAGACATCGCCTCTAACCTTGTGGACGGACTTACGAACGGACTTTCTCAGTCGGACTTCCTTTCAAATATGAAAGACTGGCTCAGAAAGATGCTCGTGCAGTCGGTCGTATACACGGAGACGATGAAAGCCGAGATTGAGGAAATCGGAAAGAAAATATCTGAGGGTATCACTTCGGGATTCTCTGAGACATCATTGCATGAAATCCGGCGGGATTTGTCGTATATTTTCGAGCAGGCAAGTTCTAAGATGACGAACATTGACAGCATTCTTAATGGGGTTTTCTCTGGTTACGCCACGGGCACGGAGAACGCAACGAGGGGATTGCATATAGTCGGTGAGGCCGGCCCGGAGCTTGTCGCATTTAGAGGCGGTGAGCGTGTGCTTAATAATCGTGATACTATGTCTATGCTATCAGGAAGCAGAACAAACAATTTCAATGTGACATTCAACAACACGAAGGACACATCAGCCTTCGCCATGATGTCACAGTTAAGACAGTATAACAGAGAAATGGCTGTAAATTCAGTTATCTAAGGAGTTAAAAGATGCAGAAATTAGTATGGCAGAACGCAAACGGAGAAGAGATTGATTTGACAAAAGACCCATTTGGAATAACGAATTGGGAGGGGTTCTCAAACACAGGGCTTAATATTCAGACCCAGACAGTCCCATTCTCTGACGGGGCGGTTTATCTTGATGCGCTCCTGAATCAGCGTGAATTGTCGGTGACACTTGCCATAAATGATGAGAATGACCTTTATAAACGCTATGAACTGAAAAGAAAACTAATTTCAGCCTTGAATCCGAAGATGGGCGAGGGATATTTGATTTATACTAATGATTATCTCTCGAAACGAATCAAGTGCGTTGCGCAGCTCCCTGTTTTCCCTACAAAGAATTCTGACACTAAAGGCACTCAGAAAGCCTCATTGACGTGGGTTGCGTGCGAGCCGTATTGGGAAGATGTAGAAGAAAAAAATATTTTTATAAAACAAGGAATGAATCATATCGTCAATAATGGAGATATAGATACTGGTTTTGTTTTGAATATTATGGGAAATATTCAAAAAATGAGTTTAATAAATGGCTCTAAAAAATTAAGTATTGAATACAATGAGGCTACTCCGCTATCAGGTCTACAAATAAATACTAATTTGGGAAGCAAAGAATTCTATTCTTTAATTTTAAATTCTGAAATCTCTATAAACAAAAAGTTTTCAACCATTTGTTTTAACCCTGTTAAGAATGTTTATTACACTTCTTTTGATTACGACACTCCTATAACTCCTATATATGAAACAAGCGATTTTATTTATTATAAAGTTGCTTATGAGATAACGGATGGCCACATTAAGAATGTTGCGGCGAATGAAAGAATGGCGTTGTATAGACTTGATAACGATAAACTTTTAAAAATAGATTTTTTAACGAACACAATAGAGTATTTCCAGCCAGGATTCCAAATTTCACAAAAATTAGATTTTTCACAAAAATATCAAAAATTTATCGACAAAGTTGGTACGGTTTTGTATATGAGTGAAGATGGTGAAACATGGGATAGTATAGAAACCTCAGAAAATGGAGATATATCTATAGATGTGGATACAGGAGATGTTTATTTTTGGGATTCTACAAACCTTTATAAAATCTCAAACTTGGAAACATGGACTAAAAATATTCTTGGTGATTGGAAATCTATGGGTATTATAGATGGAAATGTTACTGAAATTTTAATAGCGTCGAAAATCGGAGTAATTAAAACGACATCAGGGGATTATAGAATAATCAATAACTCTTATGAATCCTATTATTTTTGTGAAGCTATAGAGGGTGATTTTTTTATGTATCTATATAGTAAACAAGATAAGGCGTTTATAGGGGTAAGGAAGTCCGCTAATGGGAATAATGCCTCAGGTATTGAAAAATCTATCAATTTGAAAAATTGGATAACTATTTGTAATCTTGAAGAAAGCGCTGACTATTATTTTGGTGTATCCGTAGCATACACTGGCCTTATTCTTTTTGAGTTTGATTCTAAGAATATTTATTACGGATATTCAACAGCAAGGGTTCAATTAAAAAAAGAAAATAGAAATGTAAGTTTTGTCGTTTATGACGAATATTATGAAATGTATTATGTTGTGATTGATAACCATATATATTCAACAACAGATTTTAAGACATACATATTAAGATTTGCGGATGAAAATGTTGCTAAACTTGAAACGAATAATAAAGGTATAATTCTTGGCTTTTGTGAATATGGGATTGTTTATACTATTGACGGAATAAATTTTCAAAAAAAACCACTTACAGAAGATTATTATTATTCATATGAGAGAACTGAAAATGTTATAGCATACTCTCCGACATTATGTCAGTTTATGGCCGTAACCCATGTTGGAAGCAATTCATATAAACGTATTTTTATTTCGGACAATTTAGGAATAGATACATATGAGTTTTCTTTGGATAGTGAATCGGAAATTAGGGATATTAAATGGTGTTCAGGATGGGGAAAATTTTTATTAGTGCCAGGATATTCAACAGCAGACGGGATACATTTTGAACCTATGGGAGCTATCCGTCGTGAAAAATTTATAATTTATTCTTCAGAAAAAAATATGGCTCTTTTTCTTTCTGAAGACTATTCAGAATATGGGATTAGTCTTGATGGAGAATCGGTACTCACTTATGATGATGTTTTCGATAATTACAATTATAATGTTGGCGCTTATAATAAGGATTTGAAATTGTTTTTAGTTGCTGATAATAACTCACTTTACTATACATCAGATGGATTAAATTGGGGTCGAATAAATGGCGTGAACGCTGTTTATATAGATGAAAAGAAAAAATTTTCTGTTTCTGATTTTGGAGTATTACAAACTTTAGCCGAAAAAAAAGAAAAAAATTTGATTTCTTACTTGTCAACAGATTCTGATTTTTCTACTTCTATAACTAAAGGAGATAATAATTTAATAATGTCCGTGAGTCCTGATACTTTAACAGGGCATTTAACTTACCGTCAGAAATACGTTGGAGTATAAACTATGAGCTATAAAGAAAAACCTATTATTAAATTATACGCATATAAAAAAAACGCATTCGAGCTTGTCGCATTGATAGACGACTATCAGGAAGCAAGCATTGAGCACAATTACTATCAGGCGGGACAGTTCACAATCACGATAAACTACAATATCCCTAACGCTAAGTTATTCGAGCGGGGGCTTTTCGTCCAACTCGGAGACAGCCCTGATGACTTCGGGGAGATAACGTCTATTCAGGATTCTATAGGAGATGACGGAAAAGGCTCACAGCGTCGTCTTATCACGGGATATGACGCACGCTATCTTCTCAAACGAAGGATAATAAAGAACCTCAATTCAAACGGAATGTGGAAGATGACCGCCAAAGGTGAATTATGTCTAAGAAACCTCATAGCAGACCAGTGCGGGGCGAACGCTGAGGAAAAGAGACGTCTTCCGATTATAAACACAATCCCTGCAACAGCTGGCGCTATCGGTGAAGAGTATTCAGTCTCAGAGCAGTTCACCAACCTATATGATGTATGCTGTACAATCGCAACTCAGTCCAAAATCGGATGGAAAATAGTTTTCTCTGGTTCGGCCCTTACACTTGAATGCTATGAGGGTGAAGACCTCTCGAACTCCGTTTTTTTCTCGACTGATTTTGAGAGCCTTAAAGACGGAACTTTCACGGACACCTCGGATTCTTACACAAACGCCGTATACATCGGCGGGAAAGGCCAGAATGACGAGCGGGACATATATGAGGGTGAGGACGGAAGCCCGTCAGGAATAGGGCGCTTTGAGTCATGGGACGACCAGTCACAGATGACTTCGGATGAGGAATACGAGGCTGAAGCCCTATCCATGCTGTCTCAGTACGGGCAGACTGTGAACATTGGTGGGAACGGACTTGCAAAAAGCCCTTATATTTTCAGAAGTGAATACGATATAGGTGACTCAATAAAAATAAATTTCAGCGATAGAACGGCTGTTGCTCAGATTCTTTCTGTTACTGAAAGATGGGCTTGGAATAAGTACGACATAAATTTCTCATTCGGAAAGCCACAGAATAATCTTGCGGAGCAGATACAGCTCATACTGAGAAAGATTCAGCTTGCGTCAAATAAGGGAAGCGTCATCGATTCCGTTAAGTGGTACACGATTCCTACAGATACTGAAATGTCAGCCGATGATGTAACATACAACACTCTCGGATTCACCGGAGCCATAGGAAACTCAAACCGAACATTCACGCTTTACTTTGATGAAGATTCAAAGACAGGAAGCAAGAGCTATACCTTGTACGCAAAGAATCTCACGGGAAGCGGGAAGCTGATATTGACTACTGGAGTAAGCGGTGCGAGTGACTTCACGATTAAGGGCGGAATCAATGTTGTCGCAAGAATTCTGGTTGATGAAGATGGAAATGTTATAAATCAGGGAATGACTGCAACTAGTGTAGTCGAAAGCGGAAACAATCAACCTGTTACTTCTAATGCGGTTTATGACAAGTTTACCTCTATTACAGCGGTTGATGCGATTACAAACGGTGATATGCATCCAGTAACAAGCAATGCTGTTTATGATGGATTGAATAATCTTGTCAAAACGGTTACTCTCAGTAATAAGTCATTTACAATACCAACAGGCGGTTATGTTGGATGGTATAATCTTACAGGTCTTACAACACAGCCACAACTTGCATTTGTAAGGCTTTCAAGCGTTATTATTAATGGAATAGAGAGCGATTGCTTTGTAGAAATAAAATCATCCAAATATGCAGCACATGCACTGTTCACATCAGTAAATAGTGGATTGCCACTTGGTAATGGAACACGACTGACTGTTTCTGGAATCGTTTATTACATTTAAGATGATGGCTGAATACAGAGAACAGACCATTGAACTACACTGTTAAGATTTGGAAACGAACGGCGTAAAAATTACCGATGTATTTATGTATGAGCGTAGACATCATACCAATAATACAAAATTAAAGCCCGACATCTACATAATGAGCATAGAAAATCGGGCTTATACATCGGGCAATGTATAACCCAATTATAATATTCTAATGCTTATTTTACAACCCCCCGCAGGAACAGAGAAACATCTTGCGGGGCTTTTTCTTAGCAAGAGACATTCAAACTCTATAACAAGTTAATGAGACCCCCAAAAATTGGGGAGTAAGGAAATTTTGACATATTTGCCCGGCTGAATTATAATACAGGTATGCAGACGGAATTATTATTGTGGACTATGATAGCCATTGTCGGAACAGTCGGAGTAGTGAAGAACTTCACTGACAAGGGCGGAAGAAAAATCTGGACTCTAATCACCATTATTATCGGAATCGGTGTCGCTGTATGCGCAATGAAACTGCCGATTTCAGCTCTCCAGGTTTGGGTTGCGGTGACGGGCGCAACGCTTTTTTATGATACGATTTTCAAATCATTTCAGAAACTTATAGAAAAAATCGGGGGAAGCGATGGAAATTGATAAAGTGCTTCTTGAAATAAAAGAACAGCTGGGGAACGTTGACGCCACAACGACCGCAATTAAGGCCGATATTATCGAGCTGAAACAAAGAGATGTTACGCAGTCAGAGGAACTTGATAAAGCCTATGCTAAGGCTAAAGCCCGGCAAGATTCAATCCGTGATGACCTACAGCATCAGATAGACTCAAACAAGACCCTGATTCTCACAGTAAATGAAAGCATAAATAAATTAAATGAAAATGTCGCTAATATGATGAACGAGATGAGAAATACGTTCAAGGCCGATATTGGCAAGATTGAAGCCCGGCTGACGTCGCTTGAAACAAAAAAAGAAAAGACGCTTGCAAAATGGTATGATAAAATCGTGGATAAACTTGTATGGGTGTTTATCATAGGTGCTTTAGTCGTGCTTCTAAAATGGCTAAACGCACCGCCCGAAATTATGAATCAGTTACCACATTAAGGAGATAACAAAATGAGCAATGCAATTTTTATAGCTATCGGGGGTCTCGTGCTTCTGAATATGATTTTATTTATTGCTTTTAAGACTGTATCAGAAAAACTTGATATGTCAAAACTTAAAAACAGTGAATACGAATACACGATTAGACAACTGAAAACCGAAAACTATAAATTAAGAGACGAGATGAAAACAATCGCCCAAAACAGGAGGGAGGCAGATGAAAAGATTGTTAATTTGCATAATGGCGATGTTGTCAGTAATGCTATTAACGGCTTGTCAAAGCCCACAGGTAGTGACAGTGGAAAAAACGATAGTTCCAGAGATTAGTTTTCCGATATTTCCTCTTGCAGAAAATATGACAGATAACAAAGACGGAACTGTTACTGTTCCCGCTGAATGGGTGATTCTTTTGGAAGAGTATCACATCAGAATTACGGAGACAGAAAAAAATTATAACGATTTGAAAGAGATATACAGGACAATAAAATGAACAGCGAAAGACTTTGCGGGAATTGTTGTTTTAGAAAAGGCGGGGTTTGCTTGATGTCTAAGGACCGTGAGCGGGTATTAGAACACGAATCTGCAATAGACAGAAACTGCAAAAAACATCTTTTCAAGGCGGTGCAAAATGATAAAGATTCTGGCCAATAATGCGGGCCGTAAACAATACATCTTTGAGTCTTACATCGAGGCGGCTGAACGCTTTGACGTGACATTTTCACAGATAAAAAGAGCAATAGAAAAAGGTTCGCCAATAATGACGAAATACGGGGCTTTTTGGTTCGATATTCTGGAGGAGTAGAAAATGGTAAACTACAATGTATTGAGACAGCGTTATGACGGCATACAGACAAAGATGAAACAGATTTCTGACTATGGATGTCTGTTCCTTTCCTTGTGTTCAATCATTGAGGAAGTCACCGGAAAGCCCGCTGACATAATCGGATTCATTCAGAAATGCCTGGCTGAGAAATGGATTAAGGATGATTACACTGTGAATGACTCAATCGCAATTCTTAACTTCTTTACAGAAAAGAAATGGAAACGAATCGAGGTTAAGGCCCTGCCGATTGTAATAAACGACAATGAGTTTACCGTAGAAAAATGGTACAACCCCGCAACAAAAGGCAATCACTTCAAAAGAAGGTTCGTTGACACTGTAACCAACTCAAAAACCTGTCGGATTGGCGGGATTGAGTGTTATTATATTTATTCTTATTCATAAAGGAGAAAACTATGAGCAAGAAACTTTACAAATGGATCGTGGGTGTTACGGGCGGACTTGCTGCTATTGCATCCGCAAGCGTGGCTTATTTTGAGCCGTCTTACAGCCCGGCTATCATCGGTTCTATCGGGATCGTTGAGACCGCAATCACTGAGATTTGCGCACTTTTTGTTAAAGGTGAGTGAAAGAAAGCCCTCTGAATTGTCAGGGGGCTTTTTAATTCTATAGCGGCTTTCCAGTCTCTTTGTCGATGAACCTTACAGATAATTCAGAATCAAGCCCGGAAGCAAGTTTTTCAAGCTCAGATATTTTAAAATTATTTAGCCTTAATTTCTTCGCAAGGTTCGGCTGAGACTGCCCCGAAAACTCGGCAAGTTTTGAGACCGTTATATTTTTCTTCTGACAAGATTCCTTGATATAAGAACTAATATCCATAACCAAAATATAAAAGAAAAATTATAAAATTTAAAGACAAAAAAAGAAAAAAAATAAAAATATTTTTGTCTTACTATTGACAAAACAAAATAGAAGCTGTATATTATAACCATAAGGCGAGAGCCAAGGAGATAAATATGACAAAGGCAGAAACAAAACTTTTCGGATTGATGAGTAAGGCAACAGAGACAGGGCTTGTATGTTTACCAAGATATGCAAGAGTAATTGAAGATACAGAAAGAGCTTTGCTTGTTTCTGGCAAAGATAGAAAGGGTACAGTTTATGCTGTTATCTTCCTGAAAAATGGTAAACTTGATTTCTTTGAGGCAAGAAGTGAAGAAGAAGCAGAAACAAAAATGCTTATAGTTGCATAAAATAAACAGCCCTCGAAGGAGGGCTTTTAAGGAGATAAGATATGGAGCAGAAAGAAAAAAAATATACCGGATACGGATACCACGGCGGCGGCCGCAAGGCGAAGGGCGACGAGCCTAGAACCTGTACTATGTCGATAGTGTGTACCGCCAGCGAGAAAGAAAAAATCAAATCGGACGCTAAGTTTTATGGGCTTAGCATCTCAGAATATTGCACGAAAAAACTTTTGAATATCATCTGATTTTTCTTTACAAAAAGAATCATCATGTTATAATGATAACAAAGCGCAACAGATATAGGCGTAGTTTATCGGTTGCACTTTGCAACAAAATTTCTTTATGGGAATTTTGCCCCTTCGGAACTACGCACCGGAGGGGCTTTTTTATGGGGGCTTTTAATGACAGTCTTTTTTATTATTATTTCAGTTCTATTTCTTTTTATGTCCATTGCGATTTATGGCGCAATTTCCAGAACAGCGACAGAGCTTAAAAATATAAATATGTCGCTGTTCGTGATCCTCGGCAAGGTTTTTTCGGAGGAAAAGAAAAATGAAAAATCTCGAAAAAATCCTTAAATCTTTGGGTGAGTAAAGAATGACAAAGGGAGTTAAAGAAGATGTTGTTTTACGCTCCTGTCTGGAATGGCTGCGGCTAAACGGAATTTACAGCTGGCGCAATAATTCCGGGGCGGTCAAGGTTGGCCGGCGGTTTATCCGTTTCGGCTTTCCGGGAAGTTCTGATATTATCGGAATTCTGCCGGACGGGCGCTTTCTTGCCGTTGAGTGCAAGCGAGAGAAAGGCGGGGTCTTGTCGGACCTTCAGAAAGATTTTCTTTCTAATATCGAAAAAAACGGTGGAATTGCGATTGTCGCCCGCTCCGTGGATGAACTGAAAGAAAAACTAAGCGAAAAAAGATAAAAAACCTATTGACTTTATAACTAAAAAGTAATAATATTGAATTATCAAAAGCAATTTAACGAGGAGGACATTAAATGGCTGAGAATGAAATTACTGTTGTAGAACAGAAAAACGAGGTTTTGCAGGTCGTGGACCTTGCGAAAATCAATGAATATCTCGATTCAACCGGGCTGACAAAAAGCCTTCTCCCGAATGAAAAAGCGATGTTCGTAAATATGGCGCAGCTTTACGGCCTTAATCCTTTCAAAAGAGAAATCTATTGTACAGTTTTCGGCGAAGGAAAATACCGACAGTGTTCAATCGTAACAGGCTATGAAGTCTACTTAAAGCGGGCTGAGAGGGTCGGAAAACTTGACGGATGGGAAGCGACGCTCAGCGGGAAAGTCAGCGATGAAACGCTTTCCGCAACAGTCACGATTTATCGGAAGGACTGGTCACATCCATTCAAACACACAGTCTATTATCGTGAAGTCGTTCAGAGAACTAAAGACGGAACACCAAACAGATTTTGGCGGGTTCAACCTACCTTTATGACACGCAAGGTCGCTATCGCTCAGGCGTTCCGATTGTGCTTCCCGGATGAATTCGGCGGGATGCCGTACACCAATGATGAAATGGGCGTTGAGCCGGAACCGCAGAATATCACGAACGAAGCAACGACAACTTTTGAAAATCAGCAAGAAATCCCGGTCGTGAACATCGAGGAAATTAAGAAAGAGCCGACAGAAGCGGCGATTAACCTTGAAGCATTACTGAGCGACAACAAAAAATATTTCAATCCCGCTGATTGGAAACGAGCTAATGAGTGCCTTCAGAAAGGAACTCCTGAACAGATTGAGGCAACCTATAAATGGGCGTGCGGTTACATCGAATGGGCCAAAGGCCGGGAGTCTTAATATGTTTGAGATACTTCACAGACAGCAGCGGGAAACGGAATTCTATCTTACGGAAAAAATCATTTCGGATATTCCCTATACAAAAACAGAGGACTATCCGCAGAAGATTGAGAACATCTACAAGGGGCTTGCGATGCTGGAGAACCTTGCGTTATTGCCTGCTCCGAAGTGGGAGATGAAATCAAGCTGTTTTAACAAAAACGAATTGCGAAGACAGTTAGAATTCACTCTTTCAGGAACTCAGAATTATATAAGATGTCTGGGCTTTTACGAAGAGCAGATGAAAAAAGTTTTAAGCATTGCCAAAAAGTATACGTCCGCCGAGTGTAAGGCTAAAGGCTATAAGCTCGATTATGAGATGAACAGAATTAAAGAAAGACTTGCGGAGAACAAATACGCAGTTGAATGGTGCCTGGATTCTGCCTATGACAGTTGGAACGATAAAAGGCTGATGTCAAAGGCAGAAAAAGAAAAAAAACGGGCCGCCGCCATTGACAGTTTTCACAGAACTTTTCAGGACGGGGGTATGGGCTACGCTGACAGAGTTTACATGGTGGACCAGCTCAGAGAATGTTAAGGGGGTAATCATGGAGACCATTGAACTTAACACGACACAACAGAGGGTATTTGACTACATCATGGAGTTTGGAAGCATCACAACGTTACAAGCGTTTACAGACCTGGGAGAGTCGAGACTATCCGCAAGAATATGGGAACTGCGAGATAAGGGCGTGAATATCGATTCTGAGGTTATCACGGTAAAGAACCGATTCGGCGAATCCCGCCATGTAAAAAAATATTTCATAGCATAGGAGAAAAAAAATTGAACAAAGACGAGATTCAGAAATGGCATGGCACACCAAATTGTAAGTGTGTCGTGTGTGGTAAAGATATGTATATAAGACCTAACAGAATAAAACGAGCGAAGCATGGAGTAACCTGCTCAAAAGAGTGTAGTTCCAAAAATCGCTCAAAGTGGTTTTCTGGCGCAGGTAATCATCAGTTTGGTTTGAAAGAAGATTTGAATTCATCTTTCAAAGGGTGGAAACGAATTACAAATTATGGATATATAAAAGTTCATAAAAAAGATCATCCTTTCTGTGATTATCGCGGAATGGTATTTGAACATCGCCTGGTTGTTGAAGAAAATGCAGAAAAGTTTGAGCCTTTCTATTTCATTGAAATAAATGGTAAAAAGTATCTGCGGAAAGAATATGAAGTTCATCATAAGAATGAGATAAAAACGGATAATCGAATTGAAAATCTTGTTATTGTTACAAAGTCTGAGCATAGGTCAATACATAACCTTGAGTCAAAGATTCTTCGTTGCAGAAATGGTCAGATTAAGAAATTTTTAAAATCGGGTGTTCCAATCCCTGTAGGAATAAAACTCTTTAAAAACGGTATTGTTCCTGTTAGAAAAACAGAGGGGGCAAGTTGTTTTGATTGTTTTGCGAGTGAAGCCGTTGTGGTTCCTAAGAGAAGCCGGAGCAAAATAGGGTTAGGTTTTGGGCTTGAACTGCCTTACTTATATGAAGCTGTTATAAGACCCAGAAGCGGGCTTTCTGCAAAGGGTATTGACTGTCCTATCGGAACGATTGACGAAGATTACAAATCCGAAATCTGTGCAATCCTTGTGAATAACACAGATGAAGATTTTAAGGTTGAAATTGGGGATAGAATCTGTCAAATGAAAATACAGTCGTATGAAAAAATTACTTTCATGCAAGTAGATGAACTTTCAGAAACCGAACGAGGCTCGGGCGGTTTCGGACACACAGGAAGCAGATAATGGTAACACAAAAAGAACTTGCGGAACGGCTTAATATTCCGCCTGCAACACTCGGGCGGGCTTTAAGGGAGTTAGGAATTCCGTTTGAGCGGGTAGCGGGAGCCGGAAATAAGACATTCATTGAAGATAAGTACATTGAACGTCTTGAAGGGTGGTTCACGAAAAGACCACCATTGAGGCACGAACCTAAAGAGGGCGTGTGGTATGAGCAGAAAACTATTGCAGATTTCTTTGAGATGTCAACGAAAACACTCAGAGGAATTGCGGAGAGAAACGGAATCAAAGGCGTAAAACCGAACCACAACATAACGCTTTATCCAGATTCTGCGATTTTCGACTTGTATCATCACCTGTATATACGGCATGAGCTGAACGAGAAGAAGTTAGTTCCGTATAAAGAAAAAGTCACGGTAACAGCTGAGCAAAAGAAAGCATCAGAGCCGGACTTATTGGAAAGTGTCTATCTTCAATGAGAAGTCAGTCGGGTACATCGTCAAGGCCGTATGTCTAAAAGACTACGAGGCTAAAGAAATGGTACACGAACTAGAATCAATGGGAATAATGGCGAGAGCCAGCAAACATAAAAATTACAACAAGGAGTATTACTATGGCAAATGATTTGAATAAAGTCTGTGTACTCGGAAATCTGACAAGAGATATGGAATTGTCTTATTTGCAGAACAACACGGCAAAAGGAAACGTATCAATCGCAGTAAACCGAGGAAAAAAATCGGCTGACGGACAGTGGGTTGAAGAAGCGAGTTTCTTCGATGTTCTGATTTGGGGACAGACAGCACAGAACTTACAGCAGTATCTTACCAAAGGAAAGAAGATTGCAGTTTGCGGTTATCTAAAGCAGGACAGATGGCAGGACCAACAGACCGGACAGAACCGAAGCAGAATCTATATCGTGGCAGAAGATGTACAGCTTTTGGGCGGTCAGCAGAACGGACAGCAATCAACTGGTTACAGTCAGCAACCAGTTCAGCAGTCAAATGCTTACAATCAGTCAGCAGTTCAGCAGCCTCAGCAGTATCAGCAGAGGCCTCAGCAGACAGCACCTCAGAATTATCCGCAGCAGTCGTATGTGCCACCGGCTGACGGAGGATTCCCTGAAGACATTCCATTTTAACGTAAGATTGATACTCGATGCTTTTAATGGAGAACTGATAAAAAGTCATATTTTAAGTGGGAGGAAAATATGAAAGCAGAAATAAAAGAAAAGAACGGTCGGAAAGTCTACGAATCAAGCGGTATGCTGAAAGACTTTCTGAAAAAAGTCGGAATCGGTTTCGCCTGCTTTATGTTAGGTGTAATGCTTACGTTGATGTTCTATCCGATTATCAGACCTATGAATTAGCAGTTTATGCAAGTTGGAAAGATAAACTGATACCGCTGTGCAAGGGGCTGACTTAGTGAAAACCTAAAGACAGCAAGGATAAACTAAGCGAAACAGCAAGCACAGAACTGTTGCCGAGCGGAACTGAATACGAGGGGTTTTCAGTTTAGAGGGTGCGAAACCCTCACAACGGTTTAGGTTTTGTCCGCCTTGTCCTCCCACCCGAATGAAACCCATTCACTGGCGGGCAAGACCGATAGGATAGTAGCTCAGAAGTTAGAGCCATTGGGTCGCAGGTGCAAATCCTGCCTATCCTTATAGGGCGTTGCCCGAAATAAAAATATCGCAGTCATGCGTAAATGACAGAAAGACAAGTTGAGGCAGTTGTGCCAAGAACAGAAAAACAGCCCGTGCCGTTTCGGTGCGAACATTAGAATGTCATTCTTCTGATTCTGCAAAAACGGCAATTTTTTTAACGAAAGGAGCGTTTTAATGTCGGAAAATGAAAAACTAACACCGCAGGAGCTTGCGGTAAAGAGGTATCTTGATGAACAGTCAGAAAAAGACGACTGCCTCCGTGCTTTATATGTTCCGGGGCGGATAAAAGACTGTTTCAAATACATCGTATCTCAGGCGAAAAAACAGGCTCATAATAACTGCGCAATGATCGAGGATACGGTCGTATATAAATGGGCAAGAGATTACTACACCGAAGAACTTCCAAAAGATAAAAAAACTGAGAAATTGCCTCCGAAGGTTGAGAAAGTAATCACAGAAAAGAAAGAGGTGACTGTCATAAAAGACGGTCTGAAGTACGACAAAGACGGATTGCCTTTGCTTTTTGATTTCGGAGAATAATTATGACAATCTGTAATTTCACAGACAGGCTCGAAATTGTAAATGGTGAACTTTGCAGGATCG